GTGGGGGGACACTTAAGGATCAATCCTTGATCGCTCTGGGCACACTAACAAGTGTGTCGGATTTGATGATATATGGAGGTATGCGATGGCGTACGCTCGCACACGTAGCGAAATTAAGCAAGGTCATTCTGGGTACCACAAGGGCTACCATAACGGTGTCCCGACTTAATAATTCGTTTTGCGAAACATATAGATATAGTTCTACATGTAACGACAATCCGACCCATGACTATAAGCGAAAGATTGCTGCGGGTGAGATAGTGAACACACCGTGTACCATCATAGTCGATCACCAACAGGTTAACGGTTCCGGTACTAACTTTATTTACCAGAACTCTAACCCGTCTAATACCTATCAGGTATATGGTGATGGCTGTTTAACGCAGTATTACCTAGATGATTGTGTCGGCGCACCAGATTATGGTGAGCTTAGCATTGATCTAGGAGAAGCGGTAGCCGAAGCTAAGACAGCTTGTCTTAACAATATCGACAAAACTCCATACTCGTTTGGTCAAGATATAGGTGAGCTCGCAGAAACAATTGCGTTTTTGCGGGATCCGCTGAAGTCTTTAAAAAACGTCAGCAACCTATATCGACGCGCAGTGAAGTATGGCTCCTTACTTAAGGGGCGCAGGATAGCATTGACAGCAAAACGTACTGCCGATATCTATCTTGAGTACTCACTGGCTGCGGCTCCTCTCTTTCGAAGCATCTGTAACTTTTATGATGCTTTGCATGAAGAGCCGTATCAGCCCAAACGGCAAACCGCGCGGGGCCATGTTAAGTTGGATAAGTCTATCCCGACTCATACACAGTCCATCCAGTACTATGGGGGTAACACGGTTACTTTTAACGTGTCCACTATAGTTGAGCGCACAGTGCGTGCTGGTTTCCTATACGAGGTTGAGAACCCCGCTATAGGCGTTTGGTATAAGTATGGTCTAAGGGTCAAAGACATACCAGAGACGGTATGGCAAGTTATGCCGTTATCGTTTATGGTCGATAGACTAGTCGGAATCTCCGACTCTATCAGAGGCTTTACAAACCTCACTGACCCTAGCATCAATTCCCTGGCAGGCTGGCTTACTATTAAGGAAAACACTATTAAAACTACTAGTGTTGTTCATATTAGTGAGTCAGGGTACACCAGCAGTGTGCTGCCCGACCTTCTGTTTCAGAAGGCATTCACGTATACACGTGATGTTTGGGAGCCTGGCTACCTTGATACAATCCCTCTATTGCATTACGGGGATATAATCAAGGATGCACATTCTACTGCTGATCTCCTCGGACTTATCGTGAGCAATTTCGCTCCCGTTACCCGAGATATCATCCTGCGAAGGATCTGAGATCATACAAAACATGCCGAAAAGCATCAAAACTATGAAGGAGGCTTTATGCCTATCAACGGAGCTACTCCGATTATCGGAGGAACTTTTTCAGCGCCTACTAGTGGGAGTGCAGATGCACTCTCCGCCGTAGGTGACGCTTCAAAGTCAGTCGCAAAATTTGACGGTGATACTGAATTTCTCACCGCTAAATCTATCGACTTCACTGCGAAGGAACCTTCTGTGAGCTCAACGGCTCCAAACGGTTACACCCAAGCAAGGCGTAGTGCTCTTCTCAAGTTCCCTAAGGTTCTTGATAATAGCGCTCGCACAGTCAATACCGTTAAACTGGAATTGGCTGTCGACGTCGAGATGACTGCAGCTGAAATAGCTGAGTATTGTCTCGTCGCCGCACAGATTCTCTCGGATCCCGATTTCGCTGCTTTTTGGCAACTCGGAATTCCTGAGTAATCTACATTTGCTTGAGTGTTTTATCTCATGCGTACTTTAATCCTTTTAGGAGAACTCCTATGGAAAAGTCTAAAAAAGTTAAAAAACGTTCGTTCTTTAACCCCGACACGATTGCGACACAAATCGCATCGGCTGTCACAAGAGACATGGATCGCCGCACTTTTTTGTTTGATCATAGCGGAGACTATGGCGCTCGCCATTTTGGCGCTGATTGTCAGATAAGGGACATACTTAAACGGTATGTTCCCTATCGTTTTGACCAGCGTGAACTTGATAGGCTTACATACTCAGAATTTTTGCGTATGTGTGGCCATGTTGATTACTTTAACAATGAAGTTCTTGAGTTAAAGCAATATGCCGATCTCGATCGGTTTCTCAATAGTTCGGTTTTCGAATCTGAACTAACGAGTCAACAGCAATTCACGCTTCGGGTTGTTGAGTCTGCCCGTTTGCTTTGTAAGCAAATACTGGGTAAACTCGACTTTAATATGTGGTACGCTGGTTGTAAAAACTCCAGCGGTGTCACTATTGGTACAAAGTTCTATGATACCTCTAGTGAAACAAAATTCACATATCCCATCAGCACCACTAAGAGCGCTGCCACTCGCTTCAATATGCTATTACGTCAAGATCCCCAACTTGATGGAGCTATTAAGGACCTTAATAGTAACGTCGCGTCCGCGACAAAGTATATTGAAGTAGAGGGCTCTCGAGCCATTACTGTTGACAAGACTGTGACGAAGCGTCGCATGATTGCTATCGAACCTACTGTAAATATGTTTCTACAGCAGGGGTTGATGCACCTCATGTACGCTCGTTTATCGTCGTTCAGTCTTGATGTAGCGACTCTGCCTGACCAACATCGCATCCTTGCCAGAAAAGGAAGTATTGATAATAGTTTATCTACTATCGACTTCTCATCTGCATCCGATACTGTTGGTTTCGAATTAGTCAAATGGATCCTTCCAAAAGACTGGTTTGACGCGCTGAATGAAGTTCGTTCACCGAAAATGTTTGTTAACGGTGAATGGGTCGAACTTCCGATGTTTAGCACGATGGGTAACGCCGGAACTTTTCCGGTTGAGACGCTCCTCTTTTATTGTCTCGCGAGTGCGACACATTTCCATAATACAGAAGCAAAACAGGGCGATAGCATCTTAGTTTCTTACGATGCTTATCGCTCTTGTTCTGTATTTGGCGATGATTGCATTCTCCCAACAGTTTCTGCTCCACGGTTTATCCAAACTATGGAGTATGTTGGATTCCTAGTGAATTACGATAAATCGTATCTAGGAAATGAGAACTTTAGAGAGTCCTGTGGCGGTGATTACTACCACGGGTACGACGTCAGGCCTTTTTCTTTCAAGGCCCCCCATAGTACGGCCAAGTCATCGTTAGAGCCATGGTTGTATACGATATGGAACAATTTTTTACCGAGGTACAGAGCGTACTTCGGGGATTGTTCGTACATATACGATTCTGAGCTCTTTCAGACAATGGTCGGCCTATGCCGGGAGCACAAGATTTTGGTTAAACTTGTGCCTCCGGACTATCCTAGTGATGCAGGTCTCAACATCAGTGATGATCTTGAGCGATTCGTGCTTTGCTATAATCCTCCTCTTGCGAGGATAGATGTTAGCGAACACGGAACTCTGCGGTTCCAGTACTGTAGCTTTAGATATACTAAGCACAAGCGCTGGTTCGATCACATCCATTACGTTGAGGACCTCAAAAGGGTCTACATTGATGATGGATGTGAAAAGACATTCGAGCGGACTTTTGGTCCGACCCGGTTAGTTAAAGGTACAAATCTCTTTGAAAGCAGATTTGACTTTGAGCTAATGGGTTTCTCGAATGTTTCGCAGAACCTATGGAAATGGACCCATAAAAGGGTCCTAAGTGGACCGTTCTCGCCGGTTGGCGAGGACCGACACTTTTCCAACATACGTAGGAAAGGCGG